AATAGATATTGCGCAGATAGGCATATACCAGAATCTGCAGCATCATGCGGGGATGATAGGCCGGACAGCCTTTGACGGAGTACTTGCGGTAAAGTTCTTCCAGGCTGATCTGTTCAATAATACGGTGAACAACCCGGACCGGGTCGTTCTGGGGAATAAAATCGCCTAAACACGGAGGTAAAAGCAGATTATCGTTGGAGGTATAGTTTTTAAACATTATCTTTGGGATATATTGCTTGATTCCCTAAAGATACGAAAAATTAGGGAGACGGGCAAGTCCTGACTGAGCGAAGTTTGGGCTTGCCCGATTTTTTTGCAGGCACAAAAAAGGCCATCTCAAATTATATTTCAATTTGAGACAGCCTCTTTAGCACGGGAAGAGAGACTCGAACTCTATGGAAAATTCTTTTCCTCTTCCTTTATTTGATAATCAAGCTGTTACGTTTTCGAATTCAGTTATTTTTCTATATTATTTGTCCGGATTTTGTCCGACCTTCAGCGGAGTTAACCAACTGATTCATTTGCTCTAAGAGCGCAATTCTTTTATCTTTCTCTTCAAGCAAACGTTCCAACAAGGCAATTTTTTCTTTGTACTGCAGCTCATTATCTTCGTGAGCCGATGGACAAGCCTTGAAAGGTTTCTCCCGATCAAAGAAGACATCCATCGATACCCCGAAAAAATCTGCAACTTTTTCCAGACGCTTCACTGTCGGGTTCCCGTTCACAATCTGGGCCAAAGAAGCGTTAGCTTCAGTCCCAAGGTATCTTAAAAGCTCCTTGTTTGGTATATTTCTTTCTACCAATAACTGTCTAATAATATTGCCATTATACATTATCTCTTCATTAACACTTGAATTAATCTTTCTTTCTCAGCTAACAGTTCCTTGAGATGTTCTACTTCTTTTTTAGATTCATTCAATAGGATGTCACTACTTACGCTATTTCGGTTACCGTTAATTGTGACATTATTCCCGATACTCTTTACAGCCTGAATTTCACGAACAAAGAATGTATCGATTGAGACCTCGAAGAAGTCAGCTATCTTTTCCAGAGTATTGCAGTTCGGTATGCTTGTCCCCTTAATGATATTATCCAAGGTAGATTTTGTTATACCTGCATAATTATATACATCTATCTTCTTAGCCCCTTTATTTTCTATTAAATCATTAATAATACGACCGTTAAACATCCTTTCTTCTATTTTTAATGAGTATAAATAAATATACCTATCATCAAATAATGGATAAAATATTATCCATATTAGACAATAAAGAATACCTTTGTGTTATAAAATTAATAATTAAATCAATAGCAAATAATATAATCATCTAAAAAGTAACAGAAATGGTAATATCTAACTATTATTTATCTCTATCGGGTAAAGTGAAAAGTAAGTTCATTCAGGATGTGATTGAATTGTGCGACATATCCTACCCCTCTTTCTTCTACAAGATGAGAAACAATTCCTGGACCAAACTTGAACGAGAAGCGATAGAGAAGTTTATTCAAAAAGAAAATGAAAAATCAAGTTGAGTTCTACAACACGCCATCAGGATATGTGATGTGTGATGACGGGAACTATACGACCCGGTTATCAGAATCCAGCCGGGAAGTAGTGGATGAATTGCTGGATACTATACGAGAATGTTATTCCGATGCGTACCGCGCACTTGAACAATGCTATTCCAAATCGCAAAAAAATTCCAGGTACCAGAAATTCAGAATAGTGAATCGCTTCATACGATGTAATTGCGGAGAACTAGATACCCAAAAGATAGATTTCATCGATGGGAATATCAACATCGAGCAAGTACATTGTCCTCTGAGAGGTTCCGGTGACTGTCAGTATGAAAATGTGATATGCAATCCTAAACGTACATCAGTCCTTACCGTCAGACAGCTACAAATAGCAGCTGCACTGGCCGAAGGACTTTCCCCGCAGGAAATATCAGACAGATTATATATCTCAATCCATACGGTACACAATACCATACAGGCCATTAAGGTCAGGCTAAACCTCAAGAATACAAGTCAAATTATTACCTGGTATAACAATTTTGAATTATGACAAAGAAAAAGGATATTGTAAAAGTTAATCATCTTAAATATATCAAGAAACGCAGAATGCAGAAGTTTCATGCGCGTAAGATTATGAGATTCTTCAGACAATATGGCATTGACCCATTGTGGATTAATTCTTTTGTCAAGGTTGTAAAAGTGTTGTATAAAAATTGAGATTATGACATGTAATTGTTTTGGAGAATCTAAGAAAATTATAATAGCATGAAAAAAATTAGTTTTTACTGTTCTAAAAAGGCAACCGATAACTTGAAAAAGAGGATAGAAGAATTTCCCGAAACTTGTTTACGTCTCGTTAAGATTGAGAATCATCCTAAATATAATGAAGTATCTGAATTTACTGTTAAATACTATGATCCTCGTATTTTGATATTCCTTGGCGAAGAGAAAAAACTTGCTGAAATGGGTATAGAGTAAATCTTATATATATGAAACAAGGAGATTTGGTAACGGTATCTTCCGAAGCCACCGGGCTGGGCAAACCAATGGAAGCTATTATAGAAAAGGTTGAGATGTTCCTAGGACAAACCCTCGTCACAGTAACTTATACCCATCCCAACGCTTTATCCGGCCCCGGTGGTTGCTTTATGGATGTACATATAACTTTAAAAGAAGATTGAATTATGACAAAGAAAAAAGATATAGTAAAACTGAACAAACTACACCTGATTAAACATAGACGGATGCAAAAGTTTCATGCTAGGAAGGCAGTTAGACTATGCAAAACCAATGAAGGAGACGCAAGATTAATACTATTTCTTCAAATGTTTGTGTCAATTAAATATTTAAATCTCGATTCTGAATTAAGGAAACATGTGGGTACGTATAAAATCAGATTTCAGTAAAAATAAAAGTTGTTATACAGATTAGATAGTGGCATTATGGGAAACATGAAACTACACAGGATGGAAGAATGGGAATCCGTCTTCCACACAAAACAGATTGAGCATGTCTATTATACCTCCGACATGCTGGTGCGCAAAGTGACCGGCTACATCATTATCAGCCGCAAATCGCTAAGCAACGGAATCATCAAAAATGCCGAGCGACGGAAGCGGGTGCGATGGGACGGCTTCGGCCGGTGTTACAACATCAACAACAACACCCGTCTGCGTGATCACGACATACACTTCTAATCTATCTTTTATTTACCCGGCAAATACATGATATTTGCCGGTACCCAAAACACTCTAAAACATGATTTCTAACTCAGACATAGAAAAGATCCTCGACCGTGCGGATATTGTCGACGTGGTCGGACAGTTCGTCCAACTGCAACGCGCCGGGGTACGGTATAAGGCTTGTTGCCCGTTCCACCAGGAAGACACCCCTTCCTTCATGGTGGACCAGGCACGCGGTCTATGGTACTGCTTCGGAGCCTGTCACGAAGGCGGGAACGTCATTAAGTTTGTCGAGAAAATCAATAACATGAATTTTCCCGAAGCGTGCCACTGGCTGGCTGACAAATACGGTATCGAGATTGAGGATAAAAAAGAGCAGAAGAATCCGGAAGAGATAAAGGAGGCCCAGAAACGCGCGTCTATGTTTGCCATCAACGAGTTTGCTTCCCAGTTCTTTCTTCATAATCTCAAAAAACCGGAAGCAGACGCGGCCCGGGCAAAAATCAAACAGCGATGGGGTGAACAATACCCTCAGGAGCAGGGTATCGGCTACGCACTCCCTTCCTGGTCTGCTTTTTCGGAAGCAGCCATCAAGTCCGGATACTCGGCCGAACTGATGGTGGAGTGCGGACTGATCCGGAAACGCAAGGACGGTGACGGATACTATGACTTCTATCGTGACCGCATCATGATACCCATCCGCGACCGGTTCCGGAACATCATCGGGTGGACAGCCCGTGACATGAGCGAAGTGGACGGTACCCCCAAATACCTGAACTCCTGTCAAAGCGACATATACGACAAGTCGGACAGCATATTTGGCATTGACAATGCCATCAGACAAGCGGCAAAAGAAGAGAAGTTCTACTGTGTGGAGGGGGCACCCGACGTGATGCGCCTGCAGTCCATCGGAATCAACAACACCATCGCCTCACTGGGTGCCGCTTGGACAAAGAAACAGTTCTACCAGATTAAAAGATACGCTACTTCCCTCTGTTTCCTCCCGGACGCGGACGTTGTGAAACCCGGCGAGCAGTACGGTACCGGAATAGCGGCTGTAATCAAGTCCGGTCAACTGGCCATGGAGTGCGGTTTTTCCGTATCCGTGAAGGAAATTCCGTGTGGAGAAGGCAACACCAAGAATGATCCGGATTCTTACTGCACCAGCCGCACTAAGTTCAGAGACCTAGAAGAAGTAGACTACATTACCTGGTATGCCGGATATGCGTTCAAAGCCGACGGTACCACCGAAGATAAGAGTGCAGCCGTCACCAAGATTGCCAAGATGGTGGCAATGGTAGGTGATGAAGTCAAAGAACAGATGTACCTGGAGCAGCTGAAGAAAATCTACAATCACAAGAACCTATGGATTACGGCCATCAACCGGGAGAAAAAGAAAATCTCTGAATCCAAGGCTGACAAGACGCAGACAATCAACCGCGACCTGCTGGCTAAGTATGGTTTCTTCGAGTCCAACAACTGCTACTACTCCACCAACGAGGGAAAGGAGTTTCAATGGTCGAACTTCGTGATGCTGCCCATGTTCCATATCAAAGACTCGCTCAATCCAAAACGACTGTACCGCATCAAGAACCAGAACCGCCAAGAGGAAATCGTGGAAATGAAGCAGGAAGACCTGGTATCGTTATCGAAATTCAAGCAAAAGGTCGAAGGTTTGGGTAACTACATCTGGCTGGCCACCGAAAAGGAAATGACCCGGCTGAAGATGTACCTGTACGAGCAGACGGAGACGGCGGTAGAAATTACCCAGCTGGGGTGGAACCGCAAGGGATTCTATGCATTTGGCAATGGGGTGTTTGACACCGAGTGGCATCCGGTTGATGAATACGGTATCGTCCGCCTGGGTGAAAAAGGCAACTACTACCTTCCGGCATCCAGTCTGATCTACCGTGACGACGACAAGCTGTTCCAGTTCGAGCGGCGGTTTGTACACCTGAACTACTCTTCCATCAGCCTGAAGGAATACTTCTCCAAACTGGTAGGGGTATTCGGTGACAATGCCAAGGTAGGAATCTGTTTCCTTCTGGCCACATTGTTTCGTGACATTATCACCGGATACACCAAGAGCTTCCCCATCCTGAACCTGTTCGGTCCGAAAGGTTCCGGTAAATCGGAACTCGGTCACAGCCTGATGGCTCTGTTTATCATCGAAAACATTCCGCCAAACATCCAGAATGCAACCATCCCGGCACTGGCCGACCTGGTGGCGCAGTGCGCCAACGCCCTGGTGCATATCGATGAATTCAAAAATAACATTGACATCGACAAACGGGAATACCTCAAGGGACTTTGGGACGGCGCCGGCCGGTCACGCATGAACATGGACCGGGACAAGAAACGGGAGATAACCGCTGTCGATTCCGGAGTGATTCTTTCCGGCCAGGAGATGGCAACCGCCGACATCGCGCTGTTCAGCCGACTCATCTTCCTTACGTTTGCCAAATCTGAGTTCACAGAAGAAGAGAAACGCCGATACAACGAACTGGTGGAAATTCGCAAACGGGGCCTTACTCACCTGACACTTCAGATACTCCGCCACCGGGCGCGGATGGAACAGCAGTTCGTCAGCAACTATCATACCTGCTTGTCCGATGTGCTGGAAGCGCTCGGCGCAGAAAAGGTAGAAGACCGTATCTTGCGAAATTGGATCATACCGTTGGCCGCGTTCCGAACCCTCGAAGGGGTACTGGAAATTCCATTTTCTTATCAGGATATTCGCAGGGTAACGCTTGATGGCATCATCCGTCAAAATGCCGAATGTAAGAGCAACAACGAGCTGGCTAACTTCTGGAATGTGGTTTCCTACCTGCAACAAGATGGCGAAATCTTCATCGAGGGGGATTACCGCATCGAATATCTGAACAAATTTAAAAGCAGCCTGATAAAGATAGAGCAGGTGTATCAGGAGCCGAAACCCATCCTGATGATGCGCAAGAACCGCATCTTCATGCTGTACAAAAAGTTTGGCAAGCAGGTAGGCGATTCTATCCTTCCTGAAGGTTCTCTAATGTATTACCTGGAGAACTCAAAGGAATACATGGGCAAAAAGAACTCGGTTCGCTTCAAGAACATCCAACACGGTGTCGAGGTGCAGAAGATGGAGACGACACCGACCGGCGGTGTATCCTACAAGAAAACATCCACCCCCGATGTGGCTCTGTGCTTTGATTACCGCATGATCCGGGAGACATACAATATTAACCTCGAAGTAGAGGTAGAAGGTAGAGAAACTACCGAAGAAGACATAGATTGAGTAAATGGTTTTAGAGTTGTAGAAGGCGTGGCGTCGTGAGGACGCTGCGCCTTTTTTTATGTGTCCGAGTCAGGATACTTCCTACTCGCACGAGGTAAAAAAGGTTTCTACACCTTCTACACTTTCTACAATGTTAATAATGAACGGTTTATACATTCTACAACTATTCTACAAACCTTCTACAAAATTCTACAAAATGCCGTTTTTGTTAAAACCTTCTACAAAAGACTTCATTTTCTACATGATTTCTACAATTGTAGAAAGTAAAGATTCTTTTAAATAATTGATTTTCAATACAATTATGAATCTGTAGAAATTGTAGAAGGTGTAGAAGGCAAAAAGTGTGTCATATTTCAGAAACTACTTTTCAAATTTAAAGGAATATAAATCACTAAAAAGTAATATATATATTATCTTTGTAATAGATAATTCATTCATTATGAGCGAAATCGTTTTTTACATCAAACTGGAACCTTACCTGAAGCAATGGCTGCACAACAGCTTGGGCAATCCCGTTGTGTTTCCTCCACAAAGCAACGAAAACGCTGTCATCCGCAGATTCCTCCGGAAGCGCCCCCCGGAGGTTTCCCCCGAAATGGCTGCCGATGATCTGACGGCCATCGTCATTCCAGACAGTAAAGCCAAACCCCCACAATATTACAACTACCTAGGAAAAAAAGCCAAGGCGGCTGTAAAGGAGACCATCGAAGACCTGTTCCGGGCAAATCTATGGAACGAAATGAGCGACCTGACTCGCCGGAACTGCGGCCTGAACAAGACCATCGCCGCCTGGTGTGAAATGCACGGTATCGATGACGACTACTCAGAGACAGTACGTCAGAAATTCTACCGCATGAGAACAAATTATAGTCGGAGAGGCATTTTTTTAGGTTCTTTAACCCGAAAACGCTCGGATGAGTAAGCCGTTTTTGTACAGACCCGCACAACATCGAACACCCATAATCTAATCACGAAAATATGGTACATTTGATTCAAAACATCAAAAAGGTTGAATGCATCGAAGCCTATCACCTTCAGCATTCAGACATCATAGCCGACCGCGGTATCTGGCTGAATGTGTTCCAACAATTCAGTCCAATTTCTACCATCGGACTGAGTTCGGTCGAGATTTCAGACAAAATCGAGAACAAACAACGCATTTTCACCACCAAACTCACCATGTTCCGCACAGCAAAGCTATTACCTGGTGCCAAAAAGCTGTGTTTCCGGGTGACGACCATCACCGGCTCCCAGTTCCTGATCGGCTGCGCCGACAAACCCTACCCCATCATCCAAAATGACGAGAATTTTCCTTCAGCAGACACCGGAAAATCCGGAGTCACAGTAACAGTGACCCTAACTTCTACCATTCCAATGCTGTCCATATTAGATTGAGGTCTTTTTATGCAATATATATAAGGTATAATATTGCGTAGACTAATTTTCGACAACATGGATTATAATATTAGTATTGATTCACACATCGGCCCGTGGGGATATTCAAAGAACTTCGTCCGCAGCCAGATGTCAGGCTTGAAAAACAAGCCTGTCAATGTGCGTGTCTCTTCACTGGGTGGCTCGGTGGACGATGCGCTCGACATCCGGCAACAGTTCATTGATCACGGTAACGTGACTTGCTACCTTTACGGATACGTGGCGAGTGCCGCCACCATCCTGGCTACCGGTGCAAAGAAAACCTGCATGTCTCAGTATGCGTTCTACCTTATTCATAAGGTATCTAACTGGGTGGATGCATGGGGCAACTACAACGCCGACCAGATCCAGCAGCTTATCGACGACCTGAAGGCTAACAAGCTGGAGAACGACAAGATGGACTTGGTGCTGGCCAACCTCTACGCAAACAAGTGCAAGAAAAAAGTAGACGACATTCTTCCTATTTTAAAGGAAGGTCGCTGGCTTACAGCCCAGGAAGCACTCAAATACGGATTTATCGATGAAATTGTAGAAGACGGTTCGAAACTTGACTTCGACGATGCCATGAAGACCCGATTCAATATTTTCCATCTTCCTGCATTGCCCGCCATAGAGGACAAGACCGAAAGTCCAGAATCAGAAAATGCACCCAGCTGGTTCAAAAACTTCGTGAATATATTCATCAAAGGACACCAGCCGGATACTCCACAGGCACAAAATAAACCACTTAATCATTCAACAACACAAATGAAAAAGGATTATCAGAAAGTCAATTCCATCTTGAAAATCGAGGGTGTGGAAGTTGACAAAGATGGTAAGGTAACACTTACCGAAGACCAGGTCAAGGCCCTCAATGACCGCATCGTCAATCTGGAGCAGGAATCTTCTGATAAAGACAGCCAGATTTCCGAATTGAAAAAACAGAATGAGAATCTGCAAAAGTCGGATGGCGAAGATACCACCCACATTAATGGTGACGAAGGTGACGATGATGACCTCACAAATCTCAACACCGCACAAGAAATGTTCAACAACGTAAAAGAATTGTTATAATATGGCAGATACAAAAGGTTACGTACAGATTACTGATGAACAGCTTGCCAAGTCGGCTGTCAAGTATAGAAAAGAATTGCTTATGATGCCTGTTCTTGCCATGGCTTCAACTTTGCAGCACATGTCTCAGAGACCTGGTGTTATAGGGAAAGAGACCGTAGGTGAAATTAATGGTGACATTGAACTCGGGCCGTATGATGAAGGGCGTGTTGATGAAAATGGTGTATCCATTGATCCGCGTACATTAGAGACTTTCTTAGGTAGCGTAGTGAAAAAGTTCTCTCCAAACTCTGTGTGGCAAACGGTTTATGGAAACTTGATTTCGAAGGGAGAAGCTTTAAAGAATGTCGACATCACCCGTCAGGTTCTTGCTTTTCTTTCTGCTAAACTCGGTGCTAATCTTAATGCTGTCTTATGGTCAGCTAAACGTAATGATGGTGGAACAAAATCAAAAGACCTTTTCAATGGTTTTGATACCATCACAAAGACAGAAATGGACGCTTCCAAAATTTCGGCAGACCTTAAAAACATGTTCACTATCGAGGCTATCAGCAAAGATAACGCTGTGGATGTTTTAAAGGAATTCTACCGTGCAGCCGACCCTTTGCTGAGAGAAACTCAAACTAAACTGTTTATTCCTCAGGGTGTTTATGATAACTATGTAGATGATTATCAGGCTACCGTTGGTCATGTTCCTTATAATACGTCATTTGAGAAGACGTTTCTTGAAAGTTCTAATAATAGATGTGAACTGGTTCCTCTGGCTAACAAAGCCGGTTCCGCTTTCATTCACCTTACTACAAAAAGTAATATGCTTGTTGGTTACGGTAATGGTGCTGATAAGGAAACGATTCTGGTAGAAAAGCATCATCCATTCAAACTTGACTTTGTTGCTACCATGTTTTTTGGTGCTGAATTTGAAACAATTTCTAAAGAGCGTCTGCTGGTGGGTACCATCGACGGTACAACTCCGGTTCTCGCTGGCATAGGAGGGTAAATTATGGCAGTAGATTGTACAAGCAAAGGGATGTACGAATCCCTTTCCTGGTGCCCAGGTCAGACCTCGCAGCCAGGTATCAGAAACAAAGTATATTTCATTCCGAAAAGCTGGATTACAAAATGGCCCAAATTACCAGACATTGATGGTGCAGAAAGCATGGCGTCTTTAGCGACATACGAGGGCGATTTCACGCTGGCCGCAGACAAAAAATGGCAGAGCATTGCACTCCTGACTACGAAATCATCTATCACTGCGGATACACAAGGAGAAAAGCCTTCACCTACATTCTTAAATAAGGCGACTCTTTACCATTCTGGTACAGATGAGGAAGCCTCCGGGTTCTGCCGACAGGCTAACGTCGATGAACTCATCTTCTTATGCCAGCAGCGGAATGGTAAATTCCGAGTGGTTGGTTCTGAAGCATACGATCCCTCGGTCACTATCTCACAGACATCAGGCGAAGGTGAATCCGGAACAGCTGGGACCACCCTCACGGCACAGTGTACGGACATTTGCCCTTCACCGTTCTACACAGGTAAAATCGAAACAGAAGATGGCGAGATTTCCGGTGCGGATGGCAGCGCCATCCTGCCGGGTGGATAATTAAACGGAGACTACAGTTATGTATATAGATGAACAGTTAACCAAAGACATGCAGGGCTGGCTCGATACGGAGCCAGCCAATCGCGACTTGATGAAAGGTGCGGAAATGGTGCTCAAGCTGAACCGGAACCGCATCCTTTATCAGAATATTTCGCACAACCCGAAAAAGTTTGCAAGCAAGATTGAGTATGAGCTGAAGAAACACCTGGCCATCCGGTTGGACCGCAAAACGATTCAAGACGTGGTCAAGATGGACAAAGAGCTGGTTCCGGCCGTTGCGGAGACGCTGGCCACCTTCCAGCCTGAAATCAGTTCCGACGACGACACACCGCAAGACGCTACCATCGCAAAGGGTAAACGTTCGGATCATGACTCATTGCCAGCAGAAATCCGTCAATTGTGGGAAGACAACAAAGACATCTACTTCCGCTTGAAGCAGACTTTTGAAACGCTGAAAACTATGAAGGGTGCTCTTCCATGCGACAGGTACGAATACCTGAAACAATTGGAAGAGCTTGATACTAAATATCGGGACAACATGAACAAGTACGACCATTTCGACCCGAACGCTCAGGGTACCGGTGGCGACTCAGGAGAATCTCCTGAAGACCCCGCAGAAATGGCCAAAAAAGTCAGTGCGGCCCGCGGCTACCTGTCAGACAACAAGAAAAAGCTGGCAGAGCTGAAGGAATCCGGAGACCAGGATAAGTACGAGAAGTTGCTAGCCAAAGTGCAGCAGCGATACGACTTCCTTATCTCCACCGGAAACAACGTAGGTGAAGACCAGGTAAATGCCTTACGTGAATTAGGGTTGAAAGCATGAAACATGTTACTCGATTGCTGAAGCCGTTATCCGATGTGCCGTTACAGGCGTACCTGGATAACCGGCTTCAGCTTTTTGATGTACTCGAGTTCATCCTGTCACAGACCGGACCGGCTAAAGTCTACGTGTCCACCTTCTCTACTTCCGAGGAGTTCTTACGGCGTTTGTTTTCCCTCCGAAAACGAAAGCTGATTATTCACTCTGTCCTGATGGCCGACCTGAAGGCTGCCAAGAAGACCGTAAATCTGTACACCTTTATGTCTTCCGTGTTCGATGAAGTGTACCTCACGGAGAATCATTCCAAGGTTCTGCTTATCGAAAACAACCGCTGGATGGTCACAGTCGTTACCAGCCAGAACCAGACAAGAGGGAACCGGACCGAATGTGCGATGATCACGACGCAGCCCGACATCTTTCTTACCTTACGAGACCAGTTTTCAGAGATTATTAATACCCGAAGCATACACCTCAATGGAATTCACTTCAGCACAGATTGACAGAATCAAGGAACTTGCCACGATGCTCACTCCGATATCGGATATTGCAGTCTTGATGGACGTAGACGAACGCAGTCTGCGAGAAATCATTTCCGACAAATCCCATCCGGCCAGCATAGCCTACCGTAAAGGGAAAGCCGAGCGGGCATTACAGATCCGACAAAACGAGCTGGAGCTGGCCGAAGCCGGAAGCCCGCTGGCGGTGCAGCTTGTCGGCTCCTACATCCGTGACATGGATTCTAACGAAGACTTATAACTATGCCATTACCCGCCACAATTGATATTGCCAAAGAAAACCTCTTCGCCTCGGTCGACGAAATGCGAGAGCGTAACATTCCCGAAGTCATCCAGCAGCGTCTGCTCCGGCTTCGGGACATGTATAATTACTGGCTCCAGTACCCGCGCATACGGGAACAGGAAATCGTACTGGAACTTCAGAAGCGATACCAAATACAGAAGTCAGCTGCTTACGAAGATATTCGGATCATCAAATACCTGCTGGGTGATTTGAACAAGGCCACCAAAGACTACCATCGCTACCGATTCATCCAGCGCAACGAAGAGAGTTACGAGATGGCCAGGCGCATGAAGGATGCCCGGGCGATGGCCGCCTGTGACAACTACTATGCCAAGTACATGCAGCTCGACAAGGAGGATGCCAAGGATTTAGGTTACGACAAGATTGTGGTACAGCCTTTCCAGCCGGACAGCGACCCAACGATTATCGGAATCAAGCCGATACCGAACATCCGGCAGCGCATTGCAGACAAGATAAAGCAGTACATGAATGAGGATGTACAAGAAATCGAGTTTGAAGATGCCGACTTCAACGAAGATGATATTTTCAATCCGAAAAAATCACAGGAGGAGCCTGAACCATGAGAGAGTATTTCCATGAAACGCAACAGCAGGTCATATTTACCCCTGCAAAGACAATCGTTCTTTGTGCCGGACGTGGTTGGGGAAAAGGTCCGATTCATGCCGCCATCAACCTGCGCAACATGCAGCGCATGCCAGGAAGCATTACCGGTTTTGTCGCGGCCAACTGTAAACGTGCCCTCACCAACACCATCCCTTCCATGCTGATCCACTGGCAACGCTGGGGCTTCAAGCGCGATGTGCACTGGACTATCGGCAAGAAACCGCCGAAGTCCTGGGGTTGGGGTGAACCCATCTTTCAGCCCGACAACTGGGAGAATGTGATTTCTTTATACAACGGCTCTATCGGATATATTATCAGCCAGGACCGCTCCGGTACCTCCAACTCATTCTCATTTGATTACCTCGACATCGACGAAGCTAAGTACATCGACTTCGAGCAGCTGAAGGACGAAACCCTTCCGGCAAACCGTGGTAACAAGCAGTATTTCGGCCATCACTACTTCCACCATGGCATGCTGATTACCTCCGATATGCCGGTGACAAAGAAAGGCTCCTGGTTCCTGGACTACGAAAAGAAATGCGACCCGGAACTGATTGAGGTCATCCAGGCGACAGTACATGAGATTTGGAGGACGAAGAAGCGCATCCGCGACCTTCAGGCTAAATCTGAACCGGTTCCTTTATACCTGAATGACTATCTGCGCACTCTGAACCGTGACGTGTGCCGGATGGGTTCTGTGGCAGTTTTGTACCGCGAGTTCTCCACGATCGAGAATATGCAGCTGCTGGGTGAAGCGTTCATTAATCAGATGAAACGTGACCTTCCCCCACTCACCTTTCAGACGGCCATCCTGTGCAAGCGTATCGGCATCAGCAAAGACGGCTTCTACTCCAGCATGACAGAGGGGCACAAATACAATGCGACTGACTTCAGCTACCTGGACAGCCTGGAATATCAGTTCGACAAAATCAAGGAGCCTTCCTGCCTGATGGATGCTGACCTGGATAGGGATAAACCCATCTGCATCGCCTTTGACTTTAATGCCAACATCAACTGGCTGGTAGCCGGCCAGCCGGACCGGAACCGGCTGAAGGTGATTAAGTCGTTCTGGGTTAAGTATGAGCGTAAGCTCGAGGCCCTGGTGGATGACTTCTGCAAGTATTACCGGCACCAGCGACACAAGGAAGTGATATTCTATTACGACAGTACGGCCCTGGGCTCAAACTATGCGGTCAATGACGAAGACTTTCATTTTGTCATCGAGCGTGCTTTCCTGGACAGAGGTTGGGAAGTGCGTTCTGTCTATATAGGTCCCCCGATGAAGCACATCGAGAAGTGGCTGCTCCTCAATCGTATGTTTGCCGGAAAGGCAAAGCTCATCCCCTTCTTCAACGAACAGAACAACGAAGATCTGCTTATCTCCGTGCAGACTGCAGGCGTATACAACGGGGGTAAAGACAAGCGGGGTGAAAAGCTGGCAGAGACAGAAGAAGACCAGCTTCAGGCGAGAACGGACGGTTCGGATGCGTTCGATACGCTATGTATCGGCTGTGAACGTTTCCCCCAGATGACATTCGATATGTTTGTGACATCCTCTATGTAGTTTTCAATAAGCTAATTAGTTTTATTCTTAGGGTAAGCCCTGATGACCGTGCAGATGGTTGTCGGGGCTGTTTTTTTGTGCGTGAGTTGGCGTGTACCGTGCGTGTAGAAGAATGTGCCGTTACATATTCCGATTTTTTCAAAGGTGCTAATTAGGTTTATGGCGTAGGGCGGTGGGGGGTCGGATTCCCGACGTCCGCATAAAATGCGGTGTTTAGTGGGCGTATTCGTTTGATTGTGTGCCGTTTTCGTTTCGGATGGCCGGAAAATACAAGCAAATTTCCCTGTTTAGGCCTGTTTTAGAGGGCTAATTTGCTGCCACCCAACCTGCTGGCGCCCGAAAAATCCTGGGGATTTTCCGGGTTATAAGGTAGAAAGACACTCGGTAGTCTTTCTGTGCTGGAGATAGCGTTCACGCAGCGGCCCACCCGCCCCATTACTTTCCCTACTGGCGGTATAGCTAAAGCTATGAATTGTTTGACTGCTCTTCTGTTCTTCTCTTCGGAATTCATATCGGTGTCACCTCTCACTGCCGGTTACGCCTTTTCTTCACTGCAAAGGTAAATGTTGCCTACCGTATGCCAAGTTCAGGCGCTGTTCACGTAAAAATCTCCACCCCTTCGGAGTAGTATTCAAGGCCGGGCTTTACGGTGAAAACTTGTCTTTCACGGCTGGCAACATCTTTTGAGGCAGTGTAAAAAGGCGAAACAAACCGACAGCGAAAGGCGACGGAATAAAAAAAACCTCAGAGAAGGAAGAGCAGAAGTAAAGGCTCACTACCTCGGCTCGAGGTTCAAGAATAAAACTCCAAAACCTACCGATATGAAAACCTTTACCGAATCCATGCTAAACCAGTGCAGAAAGTACATGTTCAACTTCTTTGACTACCTGCCCACAAAGTATCAAGCCAGCGCAAGAGACTGGCAGGTGAGAAAATTTGTGTGGGCATTCAAAGACGGTAAATGCGCCGTTTCAGCTGCCCAGCTTGTCGCAAAGAAAATCCGTGAGCAGTTTGGCACGTCAGCGAGTGACATGGTGTTTGTCTGCATCCCAGCCAGCAGCCAGCGGAAAAATGAAATCCGATACAGAGAGTTTTCGGAAGAAGTGGCCAGACTATCGGGAGCGGTAAACGGATACAGCCATATCACGGTAGAGGGTGAACGGCTGGCAATCCACGAAAGCAAATCAGGAAAGCACGTAAACGACGTGCAGATAATCAATTTCGACAAGGAGTTTTTCAAAGGTAAAAAAGTGCTTGTCTTCGATGACGTGATAACCCGAGGTTACTCCTACGCGCGTTTTGCCTGCCATTTGGAAACGCTGGGAGCTTCAGTTTTGGGAGGTATGTTTTTAGCGAAAACCTTATTTGTCTAACAATTTAATAAACAACATCATGAAAGATTTATTCGAAATTTGCGGAGAATGCCGCCACTTGAGCGACGCAGAAGTAGTTTATCAGCTTACCAACAACAAGGAAACAAGCAATCAGGTAAACGCCATGTTGGCGAACGGCAGCAATGTGTCAATAGAAGACATTTGCAACCTGCTGACACCGGCACGCAGAGAGATGGCACTGGCGGTCATTGAACTATACAAGAGAATCAAGGAACGGAAGAACAACTACAAGCGTATAACTTCCAGCGCCGACGTCTACGAAGTAATGCTTCCCTACATGGCAGACCTGAAAGTAGAGGAATGTTGGGTTATCTTCCTGAATCAGGCATCCCGAATCATCCGCAAACAGCGTATCTCAGTCGGAGGGCTGGCGTCTACTCAAGTAGATGTAAGAGTAATTTTACATGAGGCCCTTTCTTGCAGTGCCACATCCATGATACTCTGCCACAATCACCCGTCAGGTAATTTCCAACCAAGTAAGGACGACGACCGCCTGACACATGCCTTGCTGGAAGCGGGACGAATTATGAATATCAGGCTTCTTGACCATGTGATAGTAACGGATGAAAGTTATTACAGCTACGGGGACGAAGGTAGGCTGTAGGGGCTGCAAATGGCCGTAGCAGCGTTTAGGGAGGTGGGTAGCGTCGCGGCCGCCCGCCGCCCGATTTTGCCTGCTGACACAAGCAAAATCAGGCGGCGGGAAATAAAGTATTTACTTTTTCTACGCCTAAAATCGGCGATAATAATAACTATTTTACTATTATTTTACCGTTTTTCATTTGTAGATAATAGTAAAATTACTATCTTTGCACTGTTGAATTAAAACAGTGATCTATGAAGACAGTGAAAGTTTCAGCAATTCTCCAGAAATTGCAGGATGACGGATGGTATCTATCGAATCAAGAAGGTAGCCATCGTCAATTCAAACATCCTGTCAAGAAAGGAAAAGTAACCGTCAACGGTCATCCTTCAGACGATGTTTGGGGATTTTTGCTAAAGAGTATTGAAAAGCAATCAGGGTTAAAATTTTAACCCTGAGCGCTTGCTCTAATAGATTTTTAATTCAACATAGGCGGTCCTAATAAGACCGCTTTATTTGAAAACTTAATACAATATTATATGGATAAAGTTGTTATCGAAACCGCACGTACTGAAAACGGATATAGTGGTGCATGTGAATTGCTCCCTGGGTGGATTGTAGCTACTACTGGTGATTTTGACAACTTTAAAAAAGAGGTTGTCGACAGCATCCGCTTTTATGTAGATTGCGCCAAAAAGGACGGAGATGAATATCCTGCGGTCTTTGATGGAGAATATGAGCTTGTGTACAAATTTGACGTGCAAAGCCTATTACTTTATTATCAGGGTATTTTCTCTTTTTCTGCTCTACAAACTATTACTGGAATAAACCAAAAGCAGCTTGCACATTATGCAGCAGGCAGAAGCAAGCCACGCCCTCAACAGGCTGAAAAAATAGCCAGAGGGTTACATAATCTAGCAAAAGATTTAATGTCGGTCACTGTTTAATTCAACACTTTGCTTTGACTGAGAGATAGAAGGAGCCTCTTTGTAGGCTCCTTTTTTTATCCATTTCTTTGTCTGATTCTGAATATTTTGTAAGTTTGTGACTATTAAAATAATAATAAAAATTATAGTTATGGGCAAAATAAAAACAGCAAAAAGACAAACTATTTGGAATGTTATCAATATCAAATCACGCGGCATCCAAACCCCACAAACCTATATCCATGCTTTTGAATGCTTGAAAGAACAAGACCCCTTGATTCAACTAAGAGGTAATCGACACATGAGTATTAAATCAATGTCTCAAGGCTCATATATAGAAAAAGAAGGGTACACCCGATCCATTCTTGTAAAATTAAGTGCATACGACATATTAGATTCTGACAAATTTTATAATAGAAGAAGTAAAGAAAATGTATCTTTGTATTTAGATCCTGACATTGTTGCCAATGAATCTGAAATAGAGCTTATTTTCGTTCCTAAGATTCATCGCTTTGCAATGCCAAAGAGCAGTAAAATTTCTTTGAAAAATGTGCTAAAATACTTCCAGGAAGCATTGGATAAGACAATGGGAGCCAATAGTTTTGATGTAACCATTGTAAAAGATAAAGACGTTATACAACGTATTTTTTCTTCTTATGCCATTTATTCAATTGAAGCAGATTTCACCTACTCTAATCGGGATCCATCCCAGAATTTTCAGGCTGTGTTTGATCAAAAGATTAGAGAAATGAATCCGACTCAGTTTAAAATGAACATAAAAGGAACAAAAGACCAGCCATTGGAAGCTCCATCAGACGGATTAATAGAAGCCGCTGCTAATATGTCTGAAAGTAATGGATATATTAAGGCTCGTATCCGTGAGCAAGCAGGTGGAAAAGTTACAACTATCAATACAGAACGTTATCCTTTAAATATGCAAGTGAATAACGCTGGAGATGATATATATACTGCAACTTATAATGAACTAATAAACAGATTTGGTAACGAACCAACAGAGCATGAGCAATAAAAATAGTTTCTTTGGATGGACAGCTGTCTTTCAGCTTTATACGCTGAAAGACTTTTTAAAAGATTCTATATATCCGGTCATATTCTCTGCTATTGTAATGGCTTTAAGCATAATCTGTGATATTGAATCTTACACCCTTTTAGGTAAGACTCTAAATATCGGACTAACCATTGTCCCTGTTATGCTTTCATTACTTATAGCGGCTTATGCCATATTACTATCTATGTTCTGCTCAAATACAGGAAAAACAATAGCAAATCAAAATGGAGGAAAAGAATTACTGGATGAACTCAACTCTGATTTCGCCACAAGTATTTTTGCTTCTTTTATAGGAATCCTTTTCTTTATTGGCGGATCATTAATTCACCAACTAAAATTTGATTTTATATACGCTGATTTCGTCAATTATAGTGCTCTTTTTTTATCGGATTACCTACTGTTTTTTTCTGTCTTCATTTTAAAAGATTTAGTTATCGGTATTTTTAACATCGGACGAGTTGCTACACATTTTCAAGAATAAAAATTTATAGCTATAATTTTTATAATGCATTAATAATATGCGGAGATTAATAAATTGGATTAAACACAATCCTATACTCTCCATTGCTTATATCTGTGTTGGAATAGGATTGCTCATTTGGGGAGGATTCTTGCTACTTATAAACAAGACCTATAACGTTGGTGGCTGTTTAACTCCTGAGGAAATGGCTCAAACCGGACAGGTTGGCGATTTCATTGGTGGGGTTATTGGCTCTGTTTGGGCTTTAGCTGGAGTGTTCTTGTATTTTAGTGCCTTGAAACTGCAACAACAAGAACTAAAAAGCCAAAGAGAGGAGATGGCCACTAGCCAGAAACTCCTGGATCAACAGCTATTTGAAGCAACTTTTTTTAATTTACTAAAAGTACAAGATAATATTAAAAACAGCATAAAAGCTTATTTCTTTACAGCTTCAATTGTAGGTTATCATATTGAAGAAAAAAGTCATGAAATAAAATCCAGTGATTTCTTCAATAGAGGTATCAATGAATTGGCTAGAATCTATTCATTTGTATCGCAACATACATTCACAAAAACCAGTATTGATGCGATTGATAATGAAATTGAAAATTTTTATGATATGTACTATAATGATGCCTTAGAATGTTTTGAGGATGAGGATAAATGGGAAGAATTTAAGCAATGGGTATTTTATCAATATAGAGGATTAATATATCATGTAAAAGAGGATACATTTAAAAATGTACATGAATCTAACAATGAGAGACGTATCTGTGCATACTCATATTGGTTATTCTATCACAAATACGAGCATTGTTTAGGTCATTATTGCAGACATTTTTATAATATAATTAAATACCTAGATGACTATAAAAAGAGTTTGCTTAACCAGCTTGATATTAATTCGCCCCAATATGAAAATGAAAAGACGAAAGCAAAAAATAAAATTAACAGTTACTTTGCTTTTGCTCAATCAGGGCTATCTTCTTCTGAATTAGTCATACTCTATTACAATATGTTGCTATTCCCAAATGCAGAGCGTTTATATTCAACATACAATATATTCGAAAATATGCATATTGAAAGTTTGATTAAAGCAGAGCATTCTACATTTTTCCCTAACATAGAGATAAAATCTGTTGAAAGATTTAAAGATATGATTTGGAGACCAGAGACTGAAAACTAAAACAATTTATCTATGAAGAATTTATTATTAATATTATTGGCTACTTTCATGTCCTTCAATACAATGGTAGCTCAAGAAAAAGGTTATAAAATAGGATTTTTCGGTGCTTATAACCAATATCCTATTATTGAATCAAATCAGCAAACGTCCGATGGTATAAAGATAGTGACAGGTTCCAGATTTATTTCAACAACAAAAAACTCCTCTTATACAACAAAAAGTGAATTGTATTTTGAACTCGGATTATCCGTTTCCCAAATAGGCAATGAACCTTTAGAATACACACTTGACGTAATGGCTGTAACAACAGACCTAAATAGTCTTTACGTGTTTAAAGACTCTCCTATGCTCATTAAATTATATGATGATGAAGTTATTAAACTATTTTGCAAAGAGAAAGCGGAAGATAACATAGGTGAGGTAGTTTCTTTAACCTACAATATACACAGATATACAATCATTGCTCAATATAAAATCAGCAAAGAAGATATTGAGAAATTAAAAAAAGGAATTAAGAAAATCAGACTTGAGGTCAATGCAGAAAAAAGAGACTATGAATATAAACGATACAAGAAAGATGAAGTAGGAGCTTTCTTGTTTGAGGAATACAACTTGATAACAAAAGCTCTTTCTGAACAAACATCATTTGAGGAAGGTTTCTAACTTTACCAGTACTCCTTAGCCAGTACTGCAGTACTTCCCTGAAAGTACTATAGTACTTCCGTGGCAGTACTGAAGTACTCCTTAGAAAGTACTGAGAACATAACCCAGAGGCCCTATAAAAAGCGGAAACCATAAAAAAGTTTCCGCTTTTTCTTTTGCCATTTCAAAACAAAAACATACATTTGCAACGATCTCCATTTTGTGTAGGCGACGATGGCTCGCCAAATATCTTTGCTGCGGGCATTTTTTATGTCCATAGCTTTGCTATAACCCATAGGGTTCCGACCCCCGTGTGGAGCGTTAATGCGCCCACTGCCTGCACAAGGTGGAGATCAACGGGAAAGCGGAACCTTTTCTGTTTCCTTTCCCGTATTTTAACCACATATTGTTTCATTTTAATTGATCTCCAAAATGAAAAATCAAATTGCATTGCCTGCAAGCCAGGCAAAAGAAAGCCGTATTTCTTTATGGCTGAACCGTGAAAACAATTTCTTTTCCTGGATCATGGAAGAGAAAGTCACTAACCGTCAGACTGTGCTGGTATCCCAAGCACTGATTTCTTTTAGTTTGCTCACCTGCTCGTTATTTACCCACTGGCTTGCAGCCGTTGTCTGCCTTTGCTGGTTCGCCTGTTCCGTTTTACTTTGCAAGAAAGGAGGTTTACGATGACCGAATCTTCACAGCAACCGATATTCCGTGTCGATAAATACCAGGCATACGAAGAGGACACGGTACTGTTCGAACAATACAGCATCCTCATGTATGGGAGCGAAAAACTGTGCTGCACCCGCCCAGAAATGGAGCAACTAAGCAAACTTATCCAACGCGCTTTAAACGACAGAAAGGAGGCAGATCATGGAAACCGATAAAATCAAATTCGACAAATATATCCTTATCCGTTACTTCCAGGAATATCTCCCGGTGGAACGGGAAAGCGAGAATGTAATATACAAGACCTCCCAGCAGATTCAAGACGAACTGTCTGAGATGGCCGACATCAGCATCAACCAGATTGCGGCCACGATGGTGGAACTAAGATACAAGCTCACCATAGGACCCGATGGCCGGCCGGCATGGATGATGCTACGCAGATAGACTGCGAGTTTTTAGATGATTACATTTTTTCTACATTGATAGAGTGAAGGCGTGGCGCCGTGAGGGCGCTGCGCCTTTTGTCTTTTTACCCTTTTCCCGCACCGGGTATCTTTGAGCAAAACAAAGAATCATGGTTTCTGTCACTCAAAAAATACCGGAATTTGCGCTTTCTTCTCAACTTAATGAAATCGTAATCAATGCAGATGAAGAGGTTACATTCATTTTGAAGAAAAATGATTCTGTAATTTTGCAAGAATCATATACACCAGACTCCCAAAATATTATCCGGATATTGGATCTGTTCTCTCTGCTCGAATCTTATTTAATCAATGAGCCGCTCACAAATTTCACATACGAAATGATAGCGGATAGTCTGTGGGATAATTCCACAAATTTCACGGTACTGTTATGCCGTCCCATCGTCCCCTGCAGTGCAGAGGATTTTGTAGCGAACTACTTTCTGACGACCTTGACCGGACGTGACAAAATCACTTCCTTTGGCCGCACGGAAACGCTGTACCTGGCAACCGGGAAACTGTCTTCCGGCGGTACGACCATCCCAGTGACGGCAGAATGTATCTTCGTAAACGACCAGAACCAACTGCTCAAGTCCACCCGTTCCTTGGGCAACGTAGCCGACTATGGCATCCGTTCCATTGATGTATCCCCTTCCCAATTCACACAGTCCGGCTACAAACTGCTGCGGTACACCATCCTGGCCGGTGCCCGGAAGCAGACCTTCCGCGTGGACCAGGACGAACCGGAATCCATCGGACTGAAGTTCCGGAACTCGTTTGGAGCTGTCGAGACATTCTATTTTGTAGGCGGTGACACAGTTGAACCGGAACTGACCCGAAGTGCTGCTTATTTCGCTGGACAATACAAGACCTATTATGTAGATGAGCAGCGCAAGCACACACTCAATACAGGCTACATCCCTGAATCCATGTTCGCCCTGGCCGACGATGTGGCAAGGGCGACCGAAGTCTGGCTGATGGATGAATCCGGCGACATCCCGATAACCATCACCGAAAGCAATACCAGCAGGAGCGATGAAGACGATGGTCTGTTTGCTTTCACTGTCTCTTACATCTTCGCATCCCGGTGCCAGCAGCGGCTCCGTCTGCTTCCAGACATCTTCGACGACTCATTCGATGACACATACAATTAAAGCCTATGAACGTAATACATATCAAAGACGCATTAAGGTTGCTCGAGTCCGGGCAACCCTGCGACCTGAAGCTGTGGAAGCTCAGCACAGGCGACATTCTGGAATACCGAGGCGCGGTGTGCGTTGGCTCCCACTGGCGCCAGGGACTTCACCGGGTCCGCCTTCCGGCATCCGGCCTAATCCGTTCTTTCCGTGACATATCCCTTTTCGAAATTAACAACATGACAATTTATCTCTAATATGAAACCCACAATCTCACAATACGACGACAACTTTATGCCTGGTGAAATATTCGACATCGAGGTATCCAAAATAAACACCGAAATGGCTTCCGTGGAAGACAGCAACCAAGTATTCGACGAAGACGCGAACATCAGCACAACACCTGTTCCGAACCGGCAAGGCATGGCGTATGTCAATTTTGGCGAAGACAACCAACTGCCGTTCAAAATTATCAAGATGATAGGTCAGGACGAAGTCATGAGCCAAAACAAACTGTTTAACGTCATCACCTGTTACGGGGCCGGGCTCAAGTATATGGACGTAGATACCAAGCAACCTACCACCCATCCGGAGATTAAGAGCTGGTTGGTCCGCAACAGTCTGCCACTGTTCCAGCTCGAGCAGGCCACGGACATGAAGTATTTCTTTTTCTGCGTGTCGGTCATCATTCTTTCCAAGGACGGTAAAAAGATTAATCGTTTGATTCACAAAGAAGCCTGTTACTGCCGGTTCGAAAAAGCAAGATACGGCAAAATCAACCACGTGATTTATGCCAATTTCCGCGACAACGCCTCGCTCAGTCCGGATGATTACGAGGTCATCCGACTGCTTGATCCGCGCGACCCACTGGGCGACCTGATGGTGCTCATGGGGCGCGAGCCGGGACATGACGGACAAACAAGAATCCGAACGAAAGACAAGAAATTCGCCATCCTGGTGCGATTCCCGACGCCCGGATTTCAGTATTACCCCATCCCCTATTACACCAGCATCTTCCGGGGCGACTGGTACGACATAAAAAGACTGATTGGAAAAGGGAAAAAAGCAAAGCTGCGCAACCATGCCAGCGTAAAGTACCAGGTCGAAGTACACAAGGACTATTGGCGAAATATCTGTGATGAAGAACATATCACCGACCCGTTGAAAAAGCAGGAACGCATCAAGAAGGAGAAAGAGAACATCAAGAAATTTGTTTCCGGAATCGAAAACAGCGGAAAAGTGTGGATAACCGGTTACTATGTTAACCCGAATGGGCAGGAGGTCCGCATGGTGCGTATCAACGTCATCGAGACCGGCAAGGAGGGTGGCGACTGGAGCGAAGACATTCAGGAGGCCAGCAACATCACTTGTTACGGAGATAACATCCACCCCAACCTGGTGGGGGCCACGCCCGGCAAAGGACAGAGTAACAACTCCGGTTCCGACAAGCGCGAGCTGTTCACCCTCAAACAGGCGCTGGAGATTCCCTTCCACGACCTGATGAACATCCCTCATAACATTGTCATCGAGTATAACGGATGGGGTGAAAAGGTGTATCCAGACATCCCCATGGTACTTCTTACCACCCTTGACCAGAACACGGACGCAAAGCAGAAGACTGCTTCCGACCTTGAAAGCAAATCCTAAAACGAATCAATATGGCTATCACATTTTCACAAAATGTTTTCGAAAGAATATGCACCTCTGCCACCAATTCCACGGCAGAGGTCTACGACATGATCGCCCCTCACCTCGACGATACCCTGCAAAGCATTAACCGGGTGCTGCTGGGCGACATGGCCGACAAACTGGATACAGTTCCCGGCCTCGAGGCGGCTGTCATAAAACTGGTTTGTCTGCGTACCTATCAAGAACAGATACCGCAGCTCGACCTGGTATTAACACCGACAGGCTTTGGCGTAGTGTCTAACCAGAATCTGGCCCCGGCTTCTGCAGACAGAGTGAAGAACCTGCTGCAGCAAGTCACCAACTCCGCCGAGGACGCATACGACCGGTGCCTGGAATTGCTGGTCGGAACTGACTGGGCGGATACAGCACAGGCTCGTATCAACATCCCGAACCTGATTTACACCGCACGGCAGCTGAAGATGTACGTCGAATTCCCGTCCGCAGACGTTCATCGTTCCAAGCTGGTAGAATGTCGTTCCCGCATGTATCAGGCAGAAGAAAAACTCCGGCAGCACGTGTCGGCTGAGTTCTTCGACCATATCCTTGAACAGACCCGGCACAATGCGTACACCAAAGAAGAAACCGCTATGGCCGACTACATGTGCAAGTTTATCGGATTCTGCATTGCAAAGGATTGGCCGACGGCAAAGGCCATGCTGGATCGCATCGAGAACTACGCGGAAGCCAAGGCAGAAACCTTCACTGCTTACAAGGACTCCGAGGCGTACAAAGTCAAACATTTTGAGACCTACAAAAATGAAAAAGACGATTCCACATACTTTTGGGGGTAAAATCCTCGATTTCCGTTTCCCCACTTCGTGGCAGCAGCTCAACCAAGAACAGCTTCGATATGTGTTCCTGGTCATCACCCTGTTTCCTCCGGCCAAGGCAAAGACCTACGTCTTCATGCGCTTTACCGGAATCCGTGTCCGGAAGCGAGTCAAGGGAGGGTGGCTGTGCACGTTCCGCCTGAACTGGCACAAGATATTGAGATTCATCCTTCAGGACTGGCAGGTGCGCAGCTTTCTCCGGCAAATTGATTTTATTTCCGAGCCCAACGCCTACCCCGTCCGTCTGGACAAGATAGGCGGCCGATACGCCATCGATGCGATGCTGCACGGACTGAGCTTCGAAGATTACCTTTGTTGCGAGAACCACTACCAGGGCTACCTGTATTCGCAGGATATTTCCCAACTCAAATCCCTGTATGGTTTCTTGTACAAGAAGAATCCTGGTGCCAGAGGCTCACTGAAGGCTGCCTTTTCCCGTATCAAGGAATACGAACTGGTATCCGTATTCCTTTGGTGGGGCAGCGTCAAACTGTATTTCATGTCCCTATTCCCCCATTTCTTCCAGCCATTCCATCGACCGGCCGACGCTGATCAGCCGGAGCTGCCCGACCTGATGGGCGCGATGAACGCCCAGATCCGGGCACTGACCGGCGGAGACGTGACGAAAGAAAAGGAAGTCCTGCAGATGGACTGCTGGCGAGCCCTGACTGAACTGGACGCAAAAGCACACGATATTCAAATCATAAAATCAAGACAAGATGGACACAAATAAATTCTTTGACGGCCATGCCTATTTTAAAGAGCTGGCCGAAAAGAACAAGCTGGCCACAGCCAACTCGTTCTACCCGTGTTCCTGTAGCGGCATCAATTCGCTTCAGGAGGTCCTCGACAATTTCCGGAAACAATCCGCTTTCGTCTGCGTCGATGACACCAACGACGCTGCCGTCGAACAAATCGGGGGTGGTTGGTTCAAAAAGCGCACCTTCACGGTATTTCTCCTGATCCGGTACAAATACGATGACATGACCGACCGGGCGGAAAAGCTTGACATCTGTCGGCATCTCTTCCGACAGTTCCATTCCCGCATGATCCGTGACAAATACATCTACGAAGACCTGGATTTATCCTTCCTGAATGTCTCCAAAATCTACGCCCGTGAACTGGGGGAGTATTTCATTTCCGGATGCACCGGACTGTACTTCATGGTAGAGCTGACGGAACCAACTGACTTATGTTATAAGGAGGACGAGTGGGATGGCTAGAGGATGGCATGGAATGAATACAGGGTGGCATAGCCTTGATTCAGAAAAGAAACGACAAATGGCTGAAAATGCGACTCCTGAAGACCGCTTAAAATACATGAAAGCCTGGTCGGAAATGATGGTAAACATTTGGCGTGAAAAGATAGAACGATTGCACGTAATAGATACTTATACTCTGCATCGGCAAATCACTGAAAATGTAGCAGGTTCAACAGACTTCGCAACCATACAGCACAAATTCATGGAGTACGGTATATACCAAGATTGTGGTACCGGAGTCGGATATAAAAAAGGGAATAAAGGTTATCTTGAGGTCTTAGATTACAGATATCGAGAGGAAAACAGACTAGATATCCCACGCAAAAGAGGCCCAGGTTGGGGAGGTGGATATACTTCAGGTGAAACAAGGTATCCGCGAGAATGGTTCTCACGCCCATATTATGCCTCAGTTATGGTATTAAAAGAACAGATGGCTTTCATGTATTCAGAAGAATTTTGTGGCTTGATTGTTGATGCCATCCAATACAACGAAAGAGTCAGAGGCACATCCTTAAGAAACCGTCTTTGGGGGTCCCATTGGAAAAACAAGAATAAGTATTCTTATTAATGTCTTTTTGAAATCTAACTCGGTAAGTTTACTTCGTAAAAAACTCAGAATTATGGCAACAAAAACATTCGACGAACTCAAACAACTGGCAATCCAGATCCGCGATGAGAAAACCAACAAACAGAACACGGCTACCCGTGTAGGCACGGAAATGCTGGAACACCTAAACAAGCTCGAGCAGGACTACTACGACAAAACAACTATTAACAACCGTACAAGTGAGTATAACGTTTCATTAAATCACCCTACTTCAGGTTTATCAGGTTCAAATAAATACGACCTATCGAGCGCGATTGCGCAAGTTCCGGCAGAACTTAGGACGGCCGGGCTGAAAGTTTCCTTCCTGAATAGTTCCGGTAAGCCGGAAAGCTGGAAGTACCAGGGAGGTTCTTGGGCGGTGGCTAATTTCATCAAAGAAGCTGAAGAAGGTAATAAGATACTAACATGGGCTGGAGATGTTGAATCTACCCGTAAGCAAGTTTTACAGAAAGAACGTAAAAAGGGTTTGCAGATTAGCTATACACCTGATGGAGTTAATTGGATCAATGAGCAATATATCGGTCCAGATGATAATGGAAACATTTGGGATTCATATTGGTCTAATGATTCCAATTGGCAGAAATTTCAGATTTTTGGAAAAAATATTTATACTGCTTATGCATCTGTAACAGGTACAACTGACATAAGAGCCGTATCTATAGAAGGGTATGATTTATCAAAAAAAATACGTTTATGTCTGCAATTCTCAAACAGCATTTCTACAGATTCCGTATCTTTAAACATAAATGGTACCGGATCTAAGACTATATATTACAACAATAGTCCTGCGTCAAAAGAAAATTCATGGAGCAATGGGGAATTATTGGACGTCTATTACGACGGAACATATTATCAAGCATATAGCATTTCAAAAAATCGTGAAATATTCAAATTGGAATATGATACAGACAAAGCTACGACAAGAGCTAAAGTTCCATTAGAGAAACGTTCAATCGGAACATTCCTGATATATTCTGTTAGTAAAGTCCAAACAATTATTGAGACTTATATTGGCTCATTAAACAATGGTAATATTTTTGATACCTCTTGGAAAACAGATGGTAACTGGATTACTATATTAGATACATCTAACAATATTAGAGAGGAATTGCTCAAAGAGACAAAAAGAAGATATGTTGAGTTTTTAACTGATGTAGAAGCTACACGTTTATCCATACCATCGACTGAAAGGTCTAATGGGATGGAATTAGTGTTTACTCATCCTGAGTTCGGCCCTATAAAAGAAACTTTTATTGGCAATTCAATAGATGATTATAACTGGAAAATCAGTTCAAATTGGAATAAGTCAGCATATATACAAGACATTTATCGAGGAGAATCTTATTATAAGAACTGGGGCGCTACACGAAAAAATGTAGAAGATACTCTGGATGAGTCTGTAATCGGGCAAGAATATATGGGTGGGTATATAGAAATACAGCCAGATTCTTGGGACGGTGAAAACTGCCCAACAGATTCAGAGACTTTAAAATGGGGCTTCCCTCAATCATTATCATTAAGTGAACAGGCCAGGTTAAAATTTGACCTATTACCTGGCAACGGATTTGGTATTATGTATATAAGATTACCATTGGGATTTGGATACAGGGGATATAGAAATATAGATGAATCTAGCGGACTTGCCAAAAACATTGGAGAGAGGTATCAAGGACAGAATACGGCCTTGAAGCGTTTGTTTGAGAATATAGCTAAAGCGGGAGGTGGGTTGGCCCCTGAATATTGGTGTTTTGCTCCACATTGGCTGACAACAGGTCTATATGCTGCTCCTCAAGGTTCTAATAATTATATATCTGCTGGTGGCTCTTATCCAAGAAGTACTCTTTTATCGAGCATTAAAATTTCGGACGAAACACAATATAATAAACAAATCGAAGAGATAACAAATGCCATTCTTGATGATTTGGAATATTTGCATCAGAATATATCAAGAGTACGCATGTTTTCATTAAGTAACGAACCAGATATAGGTAATACTAAATATGGTGCGTGTATTGTTGAAGATGAAACATATAGTGATATAATGGAAGTGCTTTGGCCTAAAATTCAATCAAGTGAGATATTAAATGAATACAATGGAGAGAAAAACGAAGTTCTACTTTATCTTTCTTCCCGTGATAGACAGCCTTATTGGGGGATAGGTTCAAAATTCATTGAAAAGCATCCAGATTGGATATGGGGTTATTCTTATCATGGAATGAGGCTTGCGTCAGGAGAAGGTGTTCTAAACAGTGAATACCCTGCTGCAAATATGTTCCGTTCTACAGAATTTTCTGATATTAAAGGCGAAAAGAAAAATGTATTTATTAATGAGTATGAGTATTTTGAAAATATAACAAACATTGGACAGGCTTGCTCAAATAATATGTTATATTTAATTAATCAAGCTGTTTACTCTGATTCTTTAGTAATGCACCCGATAATTCATATCTTGAAGCCTATAGGACAAACAGAAGCAAGCACAAACACAAAAGGATATGGTCTTATGCAGGCCAATCTTCAAGGAGAATACGGGCAAGAATTAAGTTCCGAACAAGTATTAGCAAAAGGGACTTATATGCCTGTGACCAATAACTATAATTCATGGTGCCTTTTTAAAGATAATTTACCAATAGGTTCCTATCTCGTAGGAGGAAAAAATAAAACATATTTGAAAGATTTTGGTTGGTGTGCCTATAAATCACAAGGAAAATTATTGCTTTTTATGGCTAATAGGTCCACTTCACTAATACTCTTCAAACTTACATTCTCTTCGACTAAAACATTCTTAGGAAAGCTGTATAACAATGATGTCTGCGGAGCACCTTTAGAAGCAAGAAAAGGTGAAAGTATAACATTTGAAATACCTTCATATTCCGGTTTGTTTTATAAAGAAATTGGGTTGTAGAATACTCGATATAACTGGGTTATTCTAATATTTTCATACCTTCGTAGTGAAAAAAATTAAATCTTACAAGTATGAATCATATTTTATCAGACTTTTTATCAGACACCATCACCAGTCTGGAAAACTTGCGGAAGAACGATGTGTGCAAAGAGTTTTCTTGCGTTTTTAAATGTGCAGAACTGGAAGACTATGTTAATCATGATATTACAAAATCGGATCAGTATCACGAACTCATCAAAGAGCTGATGGAGATTAAAGGCCCTGTATTATACTGGTACGAGATAATCTCAAATCATTCAAATGATGAAATCATAAACTCATTGCAGATGTATGAGCAGAAACAAAATCACAGAGCCATTCCTGTTTTCTTTAAAGGATACAACAGGAACACCAGAATTTTGTATGTGGGGAAATGCAAGGGAAAGTTCTGGGGGCGTGTCATTCAACATTTAGGATATTTCAAAATACCGACGACCCAAGGCCTTCAACTTTACCATTGGGCAAAGGAACTTCATCTGGAGGTAAAATTGCATGCCTTGGAATTTACAGAAGATATGGCAGATATTATGCCCATAGTGGAATCTTATTTTGCTAAAAGATTACATCCTTTGGTTGGTAAGCATATTTAAACAAAGGATATAAGTACAACAAAAGGCCGTAGGTGGTTTCCTTACGGCCTTCTATAAATTCCTATCCTATATTTATTAGAATTGGAGCATTCTATACAAAGGATATTTCGCAAAGATGTAATTCAACTTTTTCAGGGCTAATATTGCATTTGGGTATCTATATCCTTTTCTCTTATTATTCCATCCTGTACAGGCAATAAAATATAGTTTTAAAACTCTGAATATACCTTCCCTTATAATCATGTAAGTGAAATAGGAAAGCATAAATAACGCACAAAATAATACTATATATGAAAGCATATAACTTATCATGATGCAATCTCCTTTGCATAATACATCTGATAGATATTGTTTATGAACGGTAACATTGTTTTTGCCACTTTCAACCCGCCTTCTGCATTATGATGCAAACCATCTGTTCGGCTAAACCATGTACCTCTTTGTACATCAAGAGAAGGACATATTCCTGAATAACTATATAAATCTATTACAGGTAATGAATAAAATTGCGCCACGTCTTTAATAGCATCAACATAATCATTTAATCGTTTCCCGAAGTTTTCACGGAAAGCAATAGAACCATCTTCATTTATTTTATATTCACTCCTTTCATCAAAAGCACCCGTATCTAAGTTCAGTTCATAACTGTGCATTGGTGTCATGATAATCACAGGCTTACCAAAATATTTTGATGCAAGGCCTTTAAACATTCTATGCAAACCAGCATAAAAAGTATATTTACCTTCTACCGCACCATCTGACAATTCTCCCCAATTATTACCACCTAAACCAACGCGGAAGTCATTTATACCACCAAGAACAACCACGGCATCCAAATCATCATCCATAGAACTATACCTTTGCTCGAAAGTGTCAGTATCTTCTGCATTCCACATGGCTATTCTTGTGCCACTTACACCATAGTTAACAAATTGGCAACCTGTTAGTTTTACCAATCCATTTATATAATGCTGATATGCGGTTATAGAATCTCCTAAAAACCCAATCTTTTTACCCTTCCATGGTGATTCCAACTCCCCATCAGCTAATTGACTTTGTATGTTCTCAATAGCTTGTTTAATAGAAGTTTGTTTTGAAATACCTTCGATGGCAAACCCCATTTCAGCATTTTTATTTCCGCTATCAAGTGTACCTCCAGTTGTCAAAAATCCTCTTGGAGAACTAACGCCACTTCCGGTAAACATAAACGTATTCACTGCTGGAATGTAGTTTACGTCTTTATTATATGGTATCACATAGACATTTTCTCCTAAATCTGATGATTTATACTCATCTTTTAGTTCAATGTTATCTATTACTCCCGCACTGACCAACTTACCACCATCATCTATATATAGGCCAATTAAATCAAAATTCGACTGCTCACCATTAGATTTATATATGATATTCTGTAGGAATCCTCTTTGAAAGTTTTTGGCAATATCAATAGGAACGTAAGTTCCTCCATTTTTAACTGATGTGGTAAGAAGTTCTACACTTTTAATTTCATCTGAAAATTCATCCTCCATATAGACATTTCCTTCTACATTTTCAAGTCTATTGACTAAATCTGAAGCATCTAATATGGACATGGAGTATGCTTCAGGGTCTTCTATCGGTAAACTCGGGCCTAAAGTAGATAAAGAATAATATTTCGCATCTGAAGGCTTTATGGAAAAATACTCTGTACTACTAATCTCTTTTACAACTGCATCTGTAATATAGGATTCTCTGCTGTTATCTGAGTACCAAGCAATAGGAAGGCATAAATTTTTCTGAGTTATTTTAACAGTCAATGCTTCTATATTGGAAGCATCTATTAAATCGGTGTATTTGGCTCGTTCAAAATCGGCTAATAAGCCATTACTATTAATATATTTTCCTTCAAGATAACCAATATCCAGCAATTTATCTTTTGTAAACAGATTTCCTATCTTATCTTCATTACTCTTTATTGATTGAAATATGATTGATAAATCATTCTCAATTACACATTTATATATCTTTGAGTCTTTGACTGTATATATGTATCCATTGTGATAGAAAACCTTTCCTTTAAAGGAATATCCAACCCAATATTGACCATTGTATTGGAAAAATATGTTATCTTTTGTTCTAAAGCATAAATCACCATTTTCCATACCTGTAGACGGGTTAGATTCTTGCACATATTTTACTTCAATAATTCCTAGCTCGCTAAGTTTGCTAGCACCGACCTGCGAAAAGTTGCCAACCGTCCAGGAACCACCGCCGAACTCCCATTTCTCCGTATCTCCAGACTCGTTCAGGAAGCTGACAGTAAGCCCGCCCGTCCTAAGTTCTGCCGGAACTTGCGTAGTTTCATGATTTCAAGGAATTACGTGCAGTATTCAAGATTCGGTAGAGAATAGGTAGAAATAGGACTACTAGCTGTCCTTTTCTACCCATTTTCTACTTTATTATGTCTTTTTACCCACCACGAAAACTTCATAATTTTGATTGACAATCAATGAAAAGTATGACGAATTTATCGAATCTGTTCGAGTGGCTGAAGATTAGTAACCGCCCGAAACACCTCAAAGCAGGTATCATTATTTTTATCATTTGGATTGGATCAGTCCTTCTTCTCACCACCATGACTATCCTACAAGCTACATTAACTGGTGCAATATGCGTATTTGTCGCTATGTGTGCAGTAGAATATATTCAAAAAAGCATTGGTGGAAAGTGGGACTGGCTGGACATTTTAGCCGGAGTACTCCTTCCTATGATTGCGGTTCTGATTATTTACCTATATGGAGTTTTTAAATGATATCGTTAATACAATCAGCAGCATACTTTCTTCAATATTCCTTCCGCTAATAGGAGTATTCATGTTTCATGACGCACGACGTAGAAAAGAGGAAGCAACTGCTCGAAAAGAAGAAGCTATTGCTCGTAAAGCCGAAACGGACAACATTACCAGTTATGCAGCAGAATGGAAAGAACTTTATGAAAAAAAAGAAGCGAAAGTACAGGAACAGGACAAAAAAATAGACCAGCTTTATGCGGAAAAGAATGAAGACCGCCTGAGAATTCGCGAGCTCATGGAGAAAAATACGACACTGGAATTGGAAAATCAAAAACTGATTGTAAAAAGATGTGACGTAAGAGGATGCGGGAAAAGACAACCGCCAAATGATTATTAACTATAAAAAAAGTTTTTATGACAACACAACCACGTGGCCTGCGTAATAACAACCCAGGCAACATCCGCAACTCAGATGCAACCGATTGGCAGGGGGAGGTTCCTGCATCTAAAAAACGAGACAAGACCTTCGAAGAATTCGAAGACATGGCCCACGGTTATCGGGCACTAATCAAGCTGCTGCAGAACTACCGACTGAAGTACGGTTGCCAGACGATTGCCGATTTCATCAGCCGGTGGGCACCTCGGATAGAGAACAACACTTCCGGCTATATTTCACGTGTATGCCAGGAAATGCAGGTCCCGACAACCTACGTTCCGGATGTGGAGGATAAGACAACCATGTGCGCCTTTGCTGCCGCTATCTCAAAAGTTGAAAACGGAGTACCAGCTGTAATGGAAGACGTAGAAAAAGGATGGGAGCTGCTATGAAATCATTGAATATACTTTTCTTCATAATTATCTTCAGTACGGTGCTTTTCAGTTGTGAAACCGGGAAGCACCTCGCTTCAGAGCATACACAAATCATCGTACACGACAAGCTGATACCTGTTTTCAAGCCAGCTGACTCCGCATCCATCCGAGCCTTACTGGAATGCGATTCAAACGGTCGTGTCGTCCTTTCCTGGTTGGACATGGCACTGTCCGAAAACGCACGCCTACAGTTCAAACTGGATTCAATGGGCAACCTGATGGCAGACTTCAAGGTGCCTTCAGATACGGTATTCATTCCAGGGAAAGATAGTACAATCATTCAAAAATCAGTGCAGACGATAGAAGTAGAAAGGAGGCTTACCCCCTGGCAGAAGTTCTGCATGGTATTCACCATCGTAGTGCTTATTCTCTTTGTGCTGTTTGTCGTTTACAAGATTCGTTCATTCTTAATCAATAAATAATATGGCTATAAATCAGGTGGCAACCGTCGAGGTCCGAGTAAATGGTGAAGAAGCGAAGCAGGAGTTAAAAGACCTGGAGAAGTACGCGACCTCTCTCAAAGGCCAGTTGGCAGATGCTTACAAAGCTGGAGATACATCTAAAATCAAGCAGGTCACTTCCGAACTTCGAAAAACGGAAGCCCAGATTAAGACGCTGAAGAAAGATACTACGGCGCTTACCGAGGTAATGAATAACCTCGACAAAGCCACGCCGAAAGAACTTCGCGCCACCCTGACAGCCATCAACCGACAGCTGAACAGCGGTTACATAAAAAGAGGTTCAGCCGAGTGGAAATACTACCAGCAGCAGGCCAAGCTGGTGACAGCTGAGCTTCAAAAGATAAAAACGGAAGTACAGGAGACTGAAGGCTGGTTGTCCCGTTTCAACAATGGTTTTGCGAAATGGGGTGGCTTATTGGCGACGGGTGCAGCCACCATTACAGGTGTGTCTATGGCTCTGAATACCCTTCGCAACAACCGCAACTCAAAGGAATCCTCTCAGGCAGAACTGAAGGCATTAACCGGGTTGGACGACTCATCCATCCAGTGGCTTACAGAACAGGCCGAGAAGCTATCCACTACCATGGACGAATCCGGTCTGCGCATCCGTCAGTCATCAGACGAAATCCTTCAGGCGTACATGCTTATCGGATCCAAGAAACCGGAGCTGCTAAAAGATAAAGAAGCCCTGAACGCCGTCACAATCGAAGCCATGAGACTGGCCGCTGCCGCTAAAATCGACCTGAAGGATGCCGTGACAGCCACCACCGTATCCCTCAATATGTACGGAGAGTCAGCCGACCAGGCCGCTCGCTATGTGAATGTACTGGCCGCCGGTTCTAAAGAAGGTGCTGCCGACGTATCCGCCCAGGCCGCATCCATCAAAAATGCCGGTGTGGCTGCGTCCGGTGCAGGAGTAAGCATCGAGCAGCTGCAAGGTACCATCCAAATGCTGGCAGAAAAAGGACTGGAGGCAGAACCGGCCGGTACCGCACTACGCAAGTTCTTCCTGGTACTGCAGACGGGGCCGGACGAAACCAATCCGAAAGTGGTTGGCTTGCAGACCGCACTCGAGAACCTGAACAAAAAGTCACTGACAGCTGCACAGATCCAAACCATGTTTGGTGAGGAAGCCTACTCGGCTGCCACCATCCTGATAGACAATGCCGATAAGGTACGACAATACACCGAAGCTGTCACGGATACCAACATCGCCATGGAACAGGCAGCTATCAACTCCGACACCAACGAGGCGAAGATGGCACAGTACCGCAACAGCATCAAGGAGGCCGGCATCGAACTAATGGAGCGGCTCAATCCGTCGTTGTCACTGCTTACCGGCTGGACTACGAAAATCATCGTGTCCCTCCCTACCCTGATTGACTGGTGCATCAAATATAAATCGGTACTGATAGCATCCGGTTCCGCACTGGCCGCATATAACATCGCTGTCAATGCGGCCACCATCTACACGAAAGCCTACAACCTCATTGTGAAGGTAGCGACTGTGTCAACCAGCGGATTTAACAAGGTGTTGAAGTTAAACCCTGCTGGGCTGGTTTTAGCTGGTATCACCGCCCTGGTGACATACATCTCCACCAAACTGATACCTAACACTGATGCAGCCACAGAAGCACAGCGCAAATACAACGAAGAACTGCAACGCACACAAGAAGAACTGGAGAAGTATAAAAGTATCGAAGACAGGTATAAAAATATCGATGCCCTGAATGGTCGTCAGCGCCAGCAACTGAAATCGGATGCAGAGTCCGAACTGGCCATCATCGAAGATAAGTTATCAAAAGAAGTGATAGCTTACCGCAAGTATTATGATGAACAGAAAAAAATTATCGAAGCCCGTACGGATGTGGACGAGTCTCAGCGTAAGGCATTACTTCATTCCCTAGACAACCAGGCCGCAGAAAAAGCCGAGTCTCTGCTGGAACTTGACAAACGTCAAAAAGCTTTGAAGCAAATTATCAACTCTATTCCAGAAGAAAAGAGTACGAATGTGACAACCACAATCACAACTAATCAAAAGACTGTCAAGACTACCAAGGAGAATCCGCAGGTTACGGCCGAGAACAAACGCTACTACGATGAACAGTCCGACCTGAAAAAGTCATATCTGGCCAGCGACGAAATGACACAGCAAGAATACACCCGCTTCATGGAGGACCTTGAAATGCGTCACCTCGAGAATATGCTGGCCATTGCCGGCCTGGAGCCGGACAAACGTCAGCAGCTCGAGCAAAAGGTACTCGAAATGCGTATTAAGTACAAAGAAGAGTGCAACAAACTGGATGAAGAAGAAGAAAACAAAGCATCTGAAGAAGCTTTCACACGCCTGGAAAAACAGTACCAGCTGGAGATTGAAAATGCGGCACAGAAGCATTATGAAGGTCTTTCATCAGAACAAGAATACCACCAGCAGCTACTCGATATTCAAAATGAGTATTACGACCAAGTACTTTCTTCTTCTGAAATTTCCGAAGAAAAAAAAGCTGAAATTATAGACAAAAAACAAAAGGAAAGCCTTGAAAAATCCCGTAAAAATTATGAAGAAAATCAGCGCAAGATAAAAGAGCAGCTTTCATTCGCACAGAATATAGGGCAACAGTTTGGCGAAGCATTCGCAGAAATGCTTACAGACTCCGAAACATCTCTGGGCGACTTCATGAAATCAACATTGAACATTATTTTGGATAGCCTACAAAAAATGATGATTGCGTATATAGCAGAAACACAAATGAAAAATATCGCCACTTTAGGTTTCATAGGTATTGCTAAAGCTGCCGCTGAAATAGCGCTAATCACGGCTGCTTTTCAAAGTGCAAAAGCGATTATAAGCGGTTTCGAAGAAGGAGGATATACAGGAACAGGACGACACGACGAGCCCAAAGGTATAGTACATGCCGGTGAGTTTGTAGCCAACCGTTACGCCGTCCAGAATCCAGCCATCCGTCCAGTTCTTGACCTAATAGACCAGGCGCAGAGAAACAATACAATCGGCAGCCTTACAGCAAAAGATGTGTCAGCAGTTCTATCTACTAGTGACAGAACAACGACTAACAACTATTATCAACAAGCAAATGAAAATGATAATGAGACAAAAGCAATCATGCTTCAAAACATAAGATGCTTAGACAAATTAATCAAGAGATTAAATGAACCCATATTTACTTACACAAAGGCAACAGGACGGATGGGTATAAACGAGGCCCAAAGTTTAGCTGAAAGAATGAAGAACAACGTAACCCGGAATACCAAATCATGACACAGTTATATATCGATTCAAAAGAAGTCAAGCTACCAAGCGAATTTGAGCTTGAACTGATTACAGAAAATCCGTATTTCACAAGAGTAGGTTCCTACACTTATGAGATAGAAATTGACTTACATGATCCTACCAACCGGAATATTTACAAAAACATCAACAGAGCTGATGTTACACAACGTATAAAGAATCGGAAAGCCGTGATAATCACAAATGGTTTATGCGCCATCAACGGAATTGAAGTCATTCTTTCAATAGATTCCTTCACCGCCAAAATACAAATCATTGCTGGTAACTCACAGCTAAACTATGAGGGTGGAGAAAACAGCATAAGAAGCATAAACTTTGACAAATTTACACTGGACACGAATACAGCCATCAATACTTTATTCGGCACATACCCACAATTTAATGCGACCTTCACCCCTATCATTAGTTATGTAGATAAAGATGGGAATGCTAGTACACTGAACCTGGTAAGAGTCGGAGAAAACATAACATTTGAAAGAGTGAACAACATCGCTCCACAATATTATCTGCTATATTACATCGATAATCTACTGCAAAAATTAGGTTTCACAAAAGGTATAAATGAACTTGAGACCAATCCTACATGGCAACGTATTTTCGTAGCTAATCCTTATAAAGACTCTGCACCAGAAGAATTGCTTCCCGATTGGACCATCAATGAGTTTATAGAACAAATAGAAAAGTTTTTCAAATGTGTCGTTTCGATAAATTCGATAACAGGGATTTACGACATCATTAACATGGATAAGTATTACGAAAACGCAAAGATAATATACCTAGACGAAGTGATAGACAATGATCTGGAAAAAGTATATGACACGGATACAAACTATTCGTATGCCTACGAAAACGTATCTTATAATCTTCCTAGCGAAGATTACTACAATTATCTTAAACTAAAGGATGGAATTCGAGATATTTGTATCATTGAGACTAAAGAATCATATCGGGATTTTGAGTCCAACTACGATCAGTATTATTCAGGGCCTTATATACTGAACTCAACAGACTATAATCTGAATTTTGTAGTAAGTGAATTTACTTCAGACGATGATACTGTAAAAGGTTTGAAGATGATTGACAGGCTAAGAGATGCGGGCGATACAACAAGCCAAAATAAGACATCATTTGATATCATACCGGCAGAGGTGGATACAATAGAAGTGTACAGTGAGCCTAGTGCGAGATATTTATTGGGTACAGCAATAAAAAAAGTAAGGTCGGAAGCAGAAAGTCAGGCTATCAATGATCTGATTAACGGCAGCGGAGATATAGAAGGTGATATACCTGACAAACTTTATGTAGGAATATATTATGGTATATGTACAGCATGGAATAAAGGGACAGGCTCCCATCCGGAGCAATACTGGGATAAGATGCCGATGTCATCTTTCGACAAATACTTCATGACGAAACCTATCGGTTTCACAAATTCACAGTCTCTCATTATACTTCCCGACTATAGTCTCGTCCTTTATGGTGATAATGGCTTATACAATGCTGTGTACAAAAACAAAAAGATAATCGACACATCCGTTGAATATCGCTTCCGATTTATTGCGCATCAAATCTATGACCTTAATAGGATATTTTTGATTGGGAACAAAAAATATTACTGCAAAGAAATACATTACAACATTTCATCAAAAGGCATTGATAAAATAGCGGAAGGAATATTTTATCTCATTGAATAATCGCTTTTTATATAATAGATAAAATACTTGCTAACCATATATTTTCGATATTAATATAGATAGTAATAGTGTTATTTATATCTAAGATATTAGATATACTGTTGTTTACTATAAGAATTATAATTACTTTTGCAATAAGAAGCATTAGAACCATAATAAAAAGGAGGCATCATGTGTATAATTAAAGACGTTACTCGATTCATCGCGAATGGGGCAAAAGTTTTGCGTGATTCTTCCCGCGGTGAATACAAACAGGAATCTGAAATTATTTCCCAACTAAAAGAAGAACTTTTTATCGAATCTAACAAAATGGATGATAAATCTAAATTAAGACAAGATAGAAAGAATATTGAGAAAGACGTAAGAGATGCTTGGGAGAAATTAAAACTAAGTAATGGCTAAACAACAAATTCAACAAAAAGAAACTGTCGTTGCAGGACAAGGAGGTGTGGGGCAACAGTTAGAAAGAACTTATACTGTAGATGATAACAGTTTGCCTTCTCCTCAAGAATTAGCAGCCTATAAGGAAATAGATCCTCAAATTGTTACGTTCTTGATGGAAGCTTCCGTTAAGGAACAAGATCATCGGCATAAAATGGATAAAGTAAAGTTTGATTTAGTCCGAAAATCCGAGTCAAGAACAGGAAGAATGAATTGGTGGGGTATGGCATTTGCTTTTTTATCTATTGTAGTAATTGTAGCCCTTGCTGCTTATGCTTTATATTTAGATAGACCTTGGTTTGCTGGAATATTAGGAGCAGGTACATTAGTTACAGTTGTTTCAATATTTATTAACAGAGAAAAGCCTGATACAAAGAAAAAATAATCATAAACTTATCCTTTCCCAGTACTCCTTAACCAGTACCGCAGTACTTCCCTGAAAGTACTATAGTACTTCCGTGGCAGTACTGGAGTACTCCTTAGAAAGTACTGAGAACATAACTCAAAGGCTCTATAAAAAGCGGGAACCCTAAAAAGTTTCCGCTTTTTCTTTTGCCATTCCAAAACAAAAACATATATTTGCAATGTCTACCATTTGAAACAGGCGCGCGAAGGCTCGCCAATAAACATTGCTGCGGGCATTTTTTATGTCCATAGCTTTGGCTATATACCTATAGGGTTCCGACCCCCGTGTGGAGCGTTAATGCGCCCACAGCCTGTTTCAGGTGGTAGACAACGGGAAAGCGGAACCTTTCTTGTTTCCTTTCCCGTATTGTAACCAACATATTGTTTCATTTTAATTGTCTACCAAAATGAAAAATCAAATTGCATTGCCTGTAAGCCAGGCAAAAGAAAGCCGCATTTCTTTATGGCTGAATCGTGAAAATGTATTGTTCTCCTCCATCATGGAAGAGAAAGTGTCCAACCTTCAGGCCGTGCTTGTTTCCCAGGCACTGGCTTCTTTTTGCTTGCTCACCTGTTCCATCTTCACTCACTGGCTGGCAGCCGTTGTCTGCCTGTGCTGGTTCGCTTGTTCCATCTTACTTTGCAAGAAAGGAGGTTTACG